ATGAATCTATTTGAAACAGTTAAGGCGGCTGTCACGGTACGGCAAGCCGCCGAACACTACGGTTTGAAAGTGGAACGTAGCGGCATGATACGCTGCCCTTTCCACGATGACCGTCATCCCAGCATGAAGCTGAACGAGAGCTATTTCTACTGCTTCGGCTGCGGAGCTACCGGCGATGTGATCGACTTCGTTGCAAGGCTGTTTGGCCTGAGCAGCTACGAGGCAGCACAGAAGCTGGCTTACGACTTCGGCATTGACCCGGACAAGCCGCCCGCTGCGGCGGCGCTATCAAAACCGAAATACCCGCTGGCAAGGGCGTTCCGACAAGAGGAGCTGCACTGTCAGCGGGTATTGTGCGATTATCTGCACCTTCTGGAGAGCTGGAAGGTGCAGTATGCACCAAAAGCACCGGAAGAAGTCTTAGACGATCACTTTGTGGAGGCTTGCCAGATGCTTGACCGTATCGAGTATCTGGCGGATATTCTGGCCTTTGCAGAGCTGGAAATCCGTGTAAAAACGGTGGATATGCTCCATCGGGACGGCACGATTGAGAAACTGGAAGAACGCTTGGAGCGGCTGAAAAAGGAGGCGAGAACCCATGAAGAACCGGAAATTTGCTGATGGCCCCGTCTGGTTTGACGGCACCAATATCAACGAGGCATTGTTCTGTGATGAGTTTCTGAGCCATCGCAAAATCATCTTTGCCAACGGCGCTTTCTTCACGCCGGACGGCAGAGTGACGGATGTTCTTCCTCTGCGTGGAGAGATTTATGAGGAATTGAAGTGCTGCGCTGTGAACAACATCCCCCGGAAGATCACCAACATTCTGGAGGTATTGAAGCTGGCAGCTCATGTGGATGACTTCCCGCCGGAGGCAGACCGCATCCATCTGACCAACGGCACCTTGAAGCTGGATGGTACGTTCACCGAGGGCAGGCCAGAGATTGTGCGAAGCCGGTTGCCGGTGGCCTACAATACTGGTGCGCCTGTCCCTTCTCAGTGGCTTGCATTTCTGGATGGCTTGCTCTATCCAGAGGATATCCCCACCCTGCAGGAGTTCATCGGTTACTGCCTGATTCCCAGCAACAAAGGGCAGCGGATGATGGTGATTAAGGGCGAGGGCGGCGAGGGCAAGTCCCAGATCGGCGCTGTGCTGTCTGCTTTGTTCGGCTCCAATATGAAGGATGGCAGCATCGGGAAAATCTCTGAGAACCGCTTTGCTCGTGCCGATTTAGAGCATATCCTCCTGTGTGTGGATGATGATATGCGGATGGAGGCCTTGCGGCAGACCAACTATGTAAAATCCATCGTTACCGCCCAGGGCAAGATGGATTTGGAGCGTAAAGGCAAGCAGAGCTATCAGGGATGGATGACCGCCCGGCTGCTGGCCTTTTCCAACGGCGATTTGCAAGCGCTTTTTGACCGCAGCGATGGCTTTTACCGCCGTCAGCTCATTCTCACCACCAAGGCGAAGCCAGCGGACAGGAAAGACGATCCAGATCTTGCGGAGAAGATGAAGGCCGAGGTAGAGGGCATCTTCCTTTGGGCATATGAGGGTCTGCGGCGGCTGGTAACGAACAACTTCAAATTCACAGAGAGCCAGCGCACCAAGGAAAACCGGGAGGCTGTTAAGCGGGATAACAACAATGTGTATGATTTTCTGGAATCCGCGGGTTATATCCGGCTGAAAGCGGACAGCAGCATCAGTTCCAAGGAGCTGTATGAAATTTATGGGATGTGGTGTGATGAAAACAGTTTGACCGCCTTGAAACGGCGCAGCTTCAGCGATGCGGTGATTGCCAGTCAGGGCAAGTACCATTTGGAATACTGCAACAAGATCACCAACGCCGCCGGGCGGCGGGTATGGGGCTTCTACGGGATTGAAGCGGTCGCCAGACCCAATATAAACGGTTTTTTTGAAGTTTCGGAACGTACGTACCGGAGGAATGGCGGGATTGATTCACGCTCCAACTTCGTGTACGTATGTACGCAGCGATTTACCCCAAAACACCAATAGTATGATTTTCTCGTGCTGCCTGTCCCCTGTTTTGGGTGCTGGAAATCAGGTCAAATGAAAACAGGAAACTATTTGACCCGATACAGAAATCTGTTCACGGAAACGTGCTTCTCTGAATCGTGCAACAGATTTCTGGAATCATGGGGAAATGCACGATTGCAACCAAAGTCACATGAAACAGGAAAGTCGGTAGGTGGCACTTATGGGCAGAGCATCATACCGGCCAAGGAAAATGCAATTTATGAAAAGCAAATATTTCACGATACAGCGAAGCAGATACGCCATTGAGCGCATTGGCTTCGCTGTTTCGTTATCTCAGAAATGGAGGATTTGAATATGAGTGTACGCAACGAAGTCAAGGCACAGATCATTCGTGCCGGTTATACCATGCAGGAGGCTGTTGACCTTTTGCATGACGAATACGGCTGGTCGGACAGCGTTTCCAACCTGTCCGCCAAGCTGCAACGGGAGAGCATCCGCTATAAAGAGGTCAAGGAGCTGGCTGATGTGCTGGGCTATGACATTGTCTGGGTAAAGAGGAGGGACGAACGATGATGAAACCGCAGCACGCTATTTTACGCTTTGCAAAGTATAAAGGCCCGGAGATTGCCAATATCGAAGCCCACAACGAGCGCACGAAGGATAAGTACGCCAGCAACCCGGACATTGATCCCAGCCGCAGCCACCTCAATTTCCATCTGATTGAACCGAAACACAGATACCGGGCGGAGGCAGAGCGGCAGATCAAGGAGGCCGGATGCCGCACCCGCTCTGACAGTGTGCGGCTGGTGGAGGCTCTTGTGACCGCCTCACCGGAGTTCTTCCAAGGCAAGAAAAAGGCTGAAATCAAAGCCTTTTTCCAGGAAGCGGTCACCTTTATCCAGCAGCATCAAGACCCCAAGACCATTGTTTCCGCAGCGGTGCATATGGACGAGAAAACGCCCCATATGCACCTTTCTTTTGTCCCACTGACCGAGGATGGGCGGCTGTGTGCCAAGGAAATCCTTGGGAACAGGAAAAAGATGACTTGGTGGCAGGATCAGTTCTGGGAACACATGGTACGGAAATATCCCGATCTGGAGCGTGGTGAGAGCGCCAGCAAGACCGGGCGTGACCATATCCCTCCGAGGGTGTTTAAGGAAATGACCCGGCTGAGTAAGCAGAAAGCCAAAATCGAGGAGGTTTTGGCTGGCGTCAACGCCTTCAATGCGAAAAGCAAGGCAGCGGAGATTGAGAAACTGCTGGATCAGTATATCCCAGCGGTGGAACAGATGCACACCACTTTGAAGAAGTATCAGATAGCATTCACGAAAACCACCAAGGAAAACAAGAAGCTGAAAAATGAGAACGCACAGCTGGAGGAATCGCTGGATAAAGCCAATCAGAAAAGCACCTTGAAGCAGCTTGCTGATGCGAAGCTGCGACGGGACTATGAGGACGCTGTGGTGGTGCTGGAGCGGATTCCGAAGGAAGTGCTGGATGTGTATGCTCGTGGAAGTCGCGGGAGAAAGGAGCGGCCTATTGAGCAAAGTTTATGAAAATCCGAAGTATAATGCGGCATTTGACCGCTGTATTGATGTAATGGCGAAATTGATGTTGAAATATGGCAATCAGGTTTTGGAGAAGCGGGAGGGCATACCTCCCCTTTCTCCAGATGGACAGCCTGACAAGAAAGAAGCCGGTATTTTCGGTCAAGCCGCTTAAAGATAGAATTTACACGTTGCGTAATTATTGTGCTTGTGCTATAATAGTTACGCAACGTGTTTTTTTGTTTGTGGAGATGATGTGATGGACTGCAAAACCAAAATCAAAGAATTGCGGGAATTGACCGGCATGAACCGCAAGGAATTTTGCAAATATTTTAATATCCCCTATCGGACAGTGACGGAATGGGAATTGGACAATCGTCATGCGCCGGAATATGTCTTGCGACTGCTGGAGTATTACATTCGCAAAGAGGGATTGGTAAAGCTACCGGCAGATATAGAAAACGCCGGAGAAAGGAGTTCCTGCCATGAAAAGACGGACTAAATGTTACATCTATACGAGGGTATCTACAGCTATTCAGGTGGACGGATACAGTCTGGATGCCCAAAAAGATAAGCTGCGTAAATATGCGGAATATGAGGATATGATTGTAGCGGCTGAGTATTCTGACGAGGGCTTTTCTGGAAAAAATATACAGGGTCGTTTAGAATTTCAGCGGATGTTAAATGACATTCAGGAGGGCAAAGACGGGGTATCCTATGTGCTTGTCTTTAAGCTGTCCCGCTTCGGTCGCAACGCCGCTGATGTCCTCAATTCCTTGCAGCTTATGCAGGACTTCGGTGTAAATCTGATTTGTGTGGAGGACGGTATCGACTCCTCCAAAGACTCCGGCAAGCTGATGATCTCCATCCTCTCCGCTGTTGCGGAAATTGAGCGTGAGAACATCCGCACACAGACTATGGCGGGCCGGGAACAGAAAGCCCGTGAGGGAAAGTGGAACGGTGGCTTTGCTCCTTATGGTTATCGCCTTGAAAATGGAAATCTGGTGATTGCAGAGGACGAGGTGGAGGTTATCAGAATCATCTATGACCGCTATATCCACACCAACGAGGGGTTGTCTGCTGTAGCGAATTACTTGAATAACCATGGCTACACAAAGAAGCTCCGTCAAAATGGCACGATTCCCAGCTTTTCTTCCAACTTTGTAAAGGATGTTCTGGACAATCCGGTGTATATGGGGAAGATCGCCTACGGCAGACGCAGAACAGAAAAAAAGCTGGGCACAAGAAATGAATTTCATGTGGTTGAGAAGGATGAATTTCCGGTTTATGAGGGCCAGCATGAGGCCATCATTTCAGAGGAAGATTGGAATTTAGCCCAGGAGAAACGGAAAATCAACGCCTTTAAGCGGGAAAAAGTACATGACCCGGAACACGCACACATCCTGTCCGGTATTCTCAAATGCCCCTGCTGCGGCAAGAGCCTGTACGGGAATATCGCCAAGGCGCACAGCAAGGACAAAAAGACCCGCTATTACTACTATTGCAAAAACACTGTGGGCGCTACCGGCCACAAATGCACCTTCCGTGTGAACATCGAACAGCAGGAAATGAATCGCATGGTGGCGGCAATCATATCCGCTATGGTGAATGATTCGCAGTTCTCAAAGGCGATTAAAGAGAAAATCGGCACGTCTGTTGACACGGAGGATTTGGAGAAGCAGCTTGCTGCATTGCAGGCACAGCTCCGACAGACTTTGGGCATTAAGACAAGACTGGAACGGCAGATGGATACAATGGACATCAACGATCCGCACTTTGACCGAAAAATTCTGGATTTACAGCGGCGATATGACGAGCAGTATGGCAGGATAGAGGAAATCGAGGCGCAGATGGATGAAGTAAAGAGCCAGATTCAGAGCATCCGGCAGAAGAAAATCTCCGGTGATAATATCTACCAACTTCTACTGATGTTCGATGAGGTGTATGGAGCCGCTACGGAATTTGAACAGAAAGAATTTATGCAGGCGTTCATTGAGCGGATTGATCTGTACCCGGAAAAGCAGGAGGACGGCAACTGGATCAGGAACATTGTGTTTAATTTTCCAGTGCCAGTGAACGGACAGGAAGTGAAAGAATTGCCCTTGGAAACCGGGACAACTCTTGAAACAGTCTGCCTTCTGTCAAGAAAAGCTCAATAAATCAAAGGACTTCGCCATTTTGGGAATAAAATAGATGTGTGTTTCTGTTTCCGTAGAGTGATGATATAACTGGAGGTTTACCCCAGGGGATAGGCTTTGGAGAACGGGAAATATACATTTTGGCGAAAGGATACTTTTTCGCAAAAATATGAAGCGTTAAGATGTTGATGGATTAATTGAAAATAAGGTGGTGATTGTATGATACCTAATATTATTGAGGCAACACAAATATTTTTAAATGCTCAGGGGTTAAATCAAAGAGTAATTGAACAAAGACCAGTTACATTAGGAGAGGGGAACAAATCAACTGTCCAAATAACTTTTTCTGAGCATATAGGGTTTTCAAGTCGTGAGAAAGAAATCCCTATTACAATACAAATTATGACAATATTTTCAATGTTGGACACACATATAGATTTAGTTTATCCCCATTTACAAGGCGTGAATTTTCTTAGGAGATACAAAGCACTGCCGGTGAATAGTGATAAAGAAATAATCTTTAAAGAAATATATCGTATATTTAGAAAATTGAGAAATACTGTGATTCATAATAGTAGTACCATAAACATTATTGGAAATGAAAAAGTAGACTTTGATGGGTTGAGTATTGATATTGATACGATGTATTGGTTATACTCAGCAGCATGCGAATTATTTTCTTGTGACAATAAAAAGTATTATTCTCCGATTTATCATGAATGTGTATTACGAGCGTACTATAGAAAAATATTAGAAAAATTGCGTGGATTAAGTTATAGAGATGATATTGAAAATAGTCTATTAGATATTTCGACCAATGTTAGTGTTTTAGTTACAGTGAGATATCCTGTTGTAAACCCTAAATATGTTATTGATGAGATGAAAATTAGAATAGCCAAGTATGACTGTGGAGATGAGCATTATAGAGCAGATTATCATATTACTCATGAGGGGGATGCATACTGGGTCCCAGATGAAGCAATAGATGTTAATGGGGAACTCAGTTTAAGTGAACTTGCATATTGGCGCTTAGAGAGTTTGTGAACATGAAATTATACAATGTGATTCGGTTTTCAATGTGAAAAGTGAGGGATAAAATTGTTACCCCACTTTGAAAATCTATTGCATATGGTTTGCAAGAAATACCGTCACCGTTCTAAAGTTCGCAAGGGAACTGAAAGAACTGGGTGTCGGTATTTTTTTTGAAGAACAGAACATTAACACTCTATCAGGGGACGGTGAGATGATGCTTGCCGTCCTCGCTTCTTTTGCACAGGAAGAAAGCAGAAGCATGAGTGAAAACAATAAATGGTCCATTCGGAAGAAGTTTGAGAGAGGAGAAGTGATGATTACCACATCCCGCTTCCTCGGTTATGACAAAAACGAATATGGAGATTTGATTGTGAACAGAAAGGAAGCGGAAATTGTCAGTCTGACTTTCGACCTTTATTTGATGAATGTCGGTTCGTCAAGGATTGGGGAGCTGCTTGATTACCTGGGCGTGAAAACGGTGACGGGAACAATATGGGAAAGCGGGACCATCAATGGGATGCTTTGCAATGAAAAGTACAAAGGAGATTTTCATCTGCAGAAGTATTACACCCCTGAAAACAAAAGAAACCATACAAGGAAAAACAACGGGGAAGTACAGAGTTATTACATTTCGGAAAATCACGAACCAATTGTATCGCCAGAGGTGTGGGAACAGGTACAGAAGGTCAGAGAGCAGAGAAAGCGTGACAGGAATATTGGACAGGACAACACAATGAAGTTCCAAAACCGCTATCCCTTAAGCGGAATGCTGATTTGCCCTTACTGCGGAAAAACGCTCCGGCGCAGACAGGTTTACAAGAAGAAAATCCAATGGCTTTGCAGCACCTACATTGAAAAGGGAGTCAAGGCATGCAAAGGGATAAGGATTGATGATGCCGAATTGCAAGGCTTGAACATTACGGAACAGACAGTGATTGAGGAGGTGGTTAAAAATGGCAAGAAGCATTACTGTTATACCAGCAAAGCAGATTTAGACTGCGGAATCAGGAACAGCACAGTCAGTGCAGAAATTGAAGATGGCAGCGTACTGCCGAGTGTCAACCGACCAAGAAGAACAGTTATTAAGCTATGAGAATCAGGTCAATTATTACACAAATTATATTAGCGAAAATCCTCTTTATGAATATGCAGGGACTTATGCGGATGAAGGAATTTCGGGAACCAATACCAAAAAGAGGGATGAATTCAACCGCATGATTGCTGATTGCAGGGCGGGGAAAATAGACATGATTATTACCAAGTCCATTTCCCGATTCGCAAGAAATACGCTGGACTGCTTGAACTATGTGCGAGAATTGAAAGATTTAGGGATAGGGATTATTTTTGAAAAGGAAAATATCAATACCCTCGATGCAAAGGGCGAAGTGCTGCTGACCATTCTTTCCTCACTGGCACAGGATGAGAGCCGGTCCATTTCAGAGAACTGCACATGGGGAATCCGTAGAAGGTTTGAAACAGGAAAACACAAAATGAGTACAAAGCGTTTTCTTGGCTACGATACGGATGAAACGGGGAAGCTGGTAATCAACAGGACACAGGAGCCGATTGTAATTCGGTTGTATCAGGAATTCCTGGACGGAAAAACAACCGATTACATCAAGAGGATTTTTGAACGAGAAGGCGTGAAAAATTGGGATGGCGGTACGAAGTGGCAGTCCACAACCTTAATGAGTATGTTGGAAAATGAAAAATACAAGGGTGATGCCTTGCTGCAGAAAAGTTATACGGTGGATTTCCTCACCAAGAAACGGACGCAGAACAAAGGGGAAATTCAGATGTTTTATGTGGAGGATGACCATGATGCCATCATTTCAAAGCGGATATGGGAATGTGTACAGCTTGAAATAAAACGCAGGAAAAAGTATCTGGAGGAGCATGGGACAAACTCCTATTCCCACCGGCCGGAAAGCAATCCATTTGCATCCAAGATAATTTGCGGAGACTGCAATAAGGTTTTTGCACGGAAAGGCTGGCGGAGCAGCACGGGTGTTGACCGTAAGGTATGGCAATGCAGTGAACGGTACAAGGTCAAAGGAGTCATGGGATGTGTCAACCGCCATGTGGAGGAAGAAACGCTGATAAAGGCTTATCTGATGGCTTGGAACGCATTGGTGGAGAACCGAGAGGATTTCATGGAGCAGTGGACAGAACAGCTGCAGAGCGAGAACCTATTGGAAGGTTATCGGGCAGAGAAGTTCATAGAATACACCGATGGAGCAGAACCTCTGACAGAGATGGATACGGACTTCATGCTGAAAACACTGGACCACATCAAGGTTTTTGAGGATGGAACATTGTTGGTGGTGTTCCTGGACGGAACGGAGATTGAATGTAAAAATGAAGAAGAGTAAGAAAAGATGCCGATTGGGAGTTGCGATTCCTGATCGGCTTTTTTCTTGTTCTTTTGAAGATGGTAAAATAAATGGGAATATGGTAAAATAATGTAGAAATTAAGGTGTTGAGTATTTTTAATATATATAATTATACAAACCGTTACTTGCTACAGTTATTAGTGAGGATATGAATTGAAATTAATGAAGGGGTTGAAGATATGATTTTATCTGATAATGAAACCAAAGTTGATTTACTTAATAATGAAGCAATAGCAAAGACAATAGTTTCTCTTATTAAGGATAGTAAAGAACAACCGATTTCTATCGGTATTCATGGGGACTGGGGTGCTGGTAAATCCAGCATTCTTGAAATGGTAGAAAATGAAGTGAAACTGGCTTCTTCAGTGTCAGGAAAGAAGTATTCTTGTATCCGATTTAACGGTTGGAAACATCAGGGATTTGAAGACTCAAAAGTAGCTTTGATGAGTTCTATTATTTCAGAGCTTGAGAAGAAAGAGAAACTTGGCGTTAAGTCTGGGGAAATATTAAAAAAACTGTGGAAAAATATTAATTGGATGACTGTTGCTAAGACTGCGGGTAAAACCGCTTTAGGAATTGCGACAGGTACAGCACCGCTTACGTTATTATCTTCAACAATGGATATTTTAAAATCAACCGTAACTACAGAAGAGGGAATTGCTGGAGCAATTGAATCTATTGGAGGTTATTTAAGTGACGCAAAAATCACAGAGGACATATCAAGTAATAAAGAATTTTCAGAGTTTCAGGAAAATTTTGCCGAACTGCTAGAAGATGCAGCTATTGAGAAACTTATTGTTTTAATTGATGATCTTGACAGATGTTTACCTGATGTGGCGATTAATACGTTAGAGGCTGTAAGACTGTTTATGTTTACGGAAAAAACAGCATTTGTAATTGCAGCAGACGAGGGAATGATTCGCTATGCGGTTAAAAAACATTTTCCCGATGCAACAGATGAAAATAAGTTTAATGCAGGTGAGGCCTTTGCAAATAAGTATTTGGAAAAGTTGATTCAAGTTCCGTTTAGAATTCCAGCATTAGGTGAGGTAGAAGCGTGTATATACATAATGCTTCTTATGGTGGGTTCTGTTTTGCCAGATGAAAATGAAAACTATAAAAAGCTGAGAGAAGAGGGATTATCTAGAATCAGAAAGCCTTGGAATGTAGAAAGTCTTACGGTTGATGACGTGAAAGAAATTCTTGGAAATGATTATGAAAAGTCATCGAAGGAAGTATTAATTGCCACTCAAATATGCCATTTATTAGCACAAAATACAGATGGAAATCCTAGAAAGATAAAAAGGTTTGTAAATATGCTCTTGTTACGTTATGAGATTGCTAAGAATCGTGGCTTTGGAGACGAACTGGAACTTGCGATTTTGGCAAAGATGATGTTGGCAGAATACTATGAACCAGATTTTTATAAGGCATTACCTAATCATTTGGATTCTGAAGGGAAATGGGATGAAGTTCCTGAAATACTAGCTGATATAAAAACTATGGTCGAAGATAAGAAAACAGTAGAAGCAAAAGAGCGATGGTATGATTTAAACAAGATTTGGAAGTGGATTACTACAGAACCAGAAATTACAGATAAGGACTTAAGACCGTATTATTATGCATGTAAAGAAAAAATGGATTATTTTTCAGGTAAAACTTCTAAAAATGATCTATCAGAAATAGTTGAGCTACTTTTTAGAGATGAAATGATTATTGTAGGTCGTGTTGAAGATTTGAAAAATTTGACAAATCAAGAATCAGATCAAGTGTTCGGAATTGTTGCTCAAAAAATTATGGAAAAAGGGCAATTTGATATGAAACCAAAAGGGATTGATGGTTTGATTGTATTGGTACAGAATAAGCCGGAACTCCGTAAAAGTTTAGTTGATTTTATAGATGCTATTCCTGTAGATAAGGCTGGAGTGTGGATTATACATGGCTGGGATAAAGCAATTCCAAAAGATTGTGATGAAAGAAAAGGAGTAAATCAATATTTTGATAAATTGAAAAGCAGTGGGACGGCAATTGTTAAAGCAGCTTTAAAGAAGATGTGAGGTAATTAATAAATGGGAACATCAACACATAATGGAGGACAAAAAGGTGGAACACCTTTGGTACCGTCATGGTTAGAGCAACCAGATGTAAATCCACAAAATGAAAATGGACTTGGTCCCGATGGTAGTCAAATTCCACCAGTGGGTGATGTGGATCGCTTTAGAACACCACGAGGAGAGTTCACGAGGTATATAAATTCAGGAGGACGGGATAGCAGTTTAGGCCGTAAAAGTGTCTCTAATTACATAAGAAATTCTTTGGGTGGTAGTTCAAATGCGACACAGAGAATGGGAGCTGCTAGAAGCAGTTCTGCAAGATTATTAAATGTTGCAGGTGTATTTGCTTCAGGTGGTGCAAGGGCTGTTGAACAGTATCTTTCTATAGAGAATCTCTCACATAAGACAGCTAGTGACGCATTTATAGCTATTACAGACTTTATCTGTCCAGATGGGGGACCACAAGATGAAGGCATTGCGAGGTCGGCTTATATTTCCGCAATCGAAGAATCACCAGAAATAGCTACAATTAAATTTGAGGATTTGACTTCAGAGCAGATTATGGTGATTGTGGAACGCACCATGGCAAATGCGATATTTAATAGAATCACGAATGATATTGGTAACAAGATTATATTGTTGCCGCAAGAACGAGCTATATCAGACAGATTAATTGTTCAAATGAAGGATTTTGTTAAGGGTTCTGTATCGGATGCTGTTATCAATTTAGATATCAAGGCTGGAAATATTCGACAAGGTGATTCTTTAAGAATAGTGGACCGGGTGTATAAGGCAGCGTTTGAAATTATGGTAAGTGCAGGTGAAAATGAATGAGTCGATATAAATTAAGAGCAAATTATGATATTGAAAATATAGATTCGCAGAAAATGGATGGCACAGTTATTGTTGATGTCCCTATGCTTTCTAATGGCGAACTAAACTATGGATTAAGCCACATTAAGAAAAAATTATATGAAGAAAATGTGTATCCCTCTGAAATTGGATTTGATATCATGTCGCTTGCAACAATGGTTTATATGGCTGATACGCGAATTGAGAGAGTGGTGCATGGACAGGACTCTTGGACGAGAGAAATTGAACTAGAAATACCGGTATCAAATGTAGAGATATGGGACTCACAGATTCGTACGGTTGAACGTATGTTAAAATTTCTTACAGGAGATTTATGGAAAATTACGTTGTCGAGTAGAGCATGGCAGTTTAATAATTTGGAGGAAGTAAGAGAAAAATCAAATAAATATGATGAAGTATCATTATTCTCTGGTGGAATGGATAGTCTTATAAGTACCATTAATTTGATGGAGAATAAGAAAAATACCTTGTTAATAAGTCATGCTGGAGAAGGACTTACTAAAAATGCTCAAAAAAATATTGTGAATAAATTTGACTTGTTATATCCAGATGTTTTACATACATGGTTAGATTTGTGGATGGTGTTTCCACGTGATTATATTCCGGCAGGTGGTAATGATAACAATACAAGGAGTAGATCATTTCTATTTATCGGTTATGCCCTTTTTGCAATGACTGGCATGGATAATATCAATGAACTGTTAGTTCCGGAAAATGGTCTGATTGCTTTGAATGTACCATTGGATGAAACAAGAGTAGGTTCATTTAGTACAAGAACAACGCATCCATTTTATCTTTCTTTGTGGAATGAATTATTAGTGGGATTAGGGTTAAATCTATCAGTAAAAAATCCTTATTGGAATAAAACAAAGGGAGAAATGGCAGGGGAATGTAAAAACAAGGATGTTCTTTATGAGACGATGAAATTATCATTCTCATGTTCTTCACCAGGAAAAGCAAGATGGAAACAACTCAGTCAACAACATTGTGGTTATTGTGTTCCTTGTTTAATTAGAAGAGCTGCAATGCATAAAGCGTTTGGGGATGATGGAACAGTGTATACCGAAACGTCTATTTATGAAATGCAGAATAAAAATGCAGAAGGAATGGGAATTCAATTGCGCTCTTTCCAGTATGCAATAGATAAAATAAAACAGGATAGAAATCGTGCTTTATTTTATATACATAAGCCAGGTCCATTACCGCAGGATGATGAGTATTTGAGAGAATTAGCTGATACATATATACGAGGATTATTAGAAGTAGATGCTTTTATACAGGATAATTTAGCACAAGAGGATGAGAATAATGATTTATGATGCACATTGTCATTTAGATTTAATGGATAATATACTAGAGTTTATAAATGAAATACAGAATTCTGATATGAATTTATTTGCGGTTGGAACTACACCGAAGGCATATAGTAGAGAAATACAATTTTGCAAGAATGCTAGAAATATTCATGTTGGTTTAGGGATGCATCCGCAATTAGTATCTAGTGGCTATGATGATATGCAGTTATTTAAATCTCTCATTGAAAAAAGCCATTATATTGGTGAGGTGGGATTGGATTTTAGTAAAGGATATATTCAGACCAAAGAATTACAAATAAATATTTTTAGTGAGATTGTTAAGTTATGTGAACAATACAGTGAAAAAGTGATTTCTATTCATTCACTTAAATCGACAAGTACGGTAATTGAAATTTTAAGAACATACAAAAGACAAAAGAGTAATAAATATATATTTCATTGGTTTACAGGTTCTATGCCACAATTAGAAAAAGCGATTGAATTGGGATGCTACTTTTCAATAAATCCGGGAATGTTGAAAACAAAATCGGGAATGGAAGTGATAAAAGCTATACCAATTGATCATGTGTTGTTAGAGACGGATGCACCATTTGCACTCAAAGTTCAACACATAGATGAAATAGAAAAGGAACTCAAAAGAACCATGTCGAGGATATCGGATGTAATTGGATTCGACATATCTGATATAATTAATAAGAATTCAAAAGAAGTGTTTTGCTACTGAATATTTAATGAAGAAACATTGATAAAGGCTAACTGATGACGTGCTACTAAGAAAGGATACTAATAGGAGTCACAATTTCTGGTTGGCTTTTACTTAATCTTCTATGATAGTGAAAGATGTTGGATATGGTATGATAAATGTGCGAGTATGCTTAGAGGTGATTTAAATGTATAACTTAACAAAATGTGCATTGTGTGGAAATGAAGCAGAATTGGAATTGAGCCATACAGTGCCAAAGATGGCTGTAAGGACATTAAAGAAAACAGCAATAGGTAATATTCGGAGTACAGAGAACCCTAACAAAACCATATAGGATAGCGAGAAGTTGTACATGTTGTGTGGAGATTGCGAGGATTTATTTAGTGAAAAAGAAACTTGGTTTGCTAACAAAATATTTCATCCTTATTTAAAAAAGGAGAAAACTATTTTTGACTACGATGAGAATTTGGCTTACTTTATAACTTCTGTTAATTGGAGAAGTCTTTATTTGGATATTTTAGATTTTGTTGAGAATTCAGTGGTTGGCATAGATGCGTTGGAATGTTTGATTGAATCTGAAAAAATAATGAATGAATTCCTGCGAGGAAAACGTAATGATTTAGGGAAAATAGAAAATCACATTTTCTTTTTTGATGACATAAAAGAATTATCTGTTGGTGCGAGCAATTTTGCAGATTTGAAACCGCATGCGATTTTTCATAGAGGGATAGGTAGTTACACTTTTTGTTACGAAGATGAAAAGACCTATGGTACTTTAACAAATATGATGGGAGTAATACTTGTTACTCTTTATCATAAAGGGCAAAGAGAAGTATGGAATAATACAGAGATTTTGAATGGCGTGGGGCGTATTGAAGCGAAAGATCAGCAGATACAGAGTGTTTTTGGAAATGAGTTAATACATATCATGGAAACAGCAAAGAAAGCATCTGAAGCTATGAGTGTAGCACAACAAAAGAAAGCAGAGGATAGAATAAAGGCTGCTGGAGAAGATGTAAAAAATTATTCAGTTTTTCAAGACTGGATGAATGATATGGATTTAAAGAACAGAATCACAGATAAGTGATACAGAAGTGGGGGTAAAGGCTATCCCCATAAGAGGGGTATAAACCTTTTCGCAAAAGATGACGATTTCGCTATTTAGTATAAGAAGTAACTTTCACCGCATGTGGAGACGGTAGTTCTTTTATCCCACAAAAAACCAGATAGTTATATCCACATTGACGTGGAGTTTGGCAAGGGCGAAGGCAAGATTCCAGTGGATAAAATTGTCCAGAGAGCGGAGCAATATAAGCCAAAAGAACGTGTTACCTACAAGAGAATCAAGGAATATATTCTTGAAAAGTATGGTTTTAAGGTTCATACCGCTTATATTGCAGAGGTAAAGAGAAGTTTAGGACTGCCTATGTATGATGCTCCCAATGCAGTTGAAAAATTGAAACAGGCCAGAAAGCATCCTACACCGGAGAAAGTAGAAGCCATAAAGGATGCACTTCACTATTTTGCGGTAATATAA